ATTATAAATGAGATTTCATTTCCTGTATATCCTCCAAATCTATTAAGGAAAACTATATCTATTAAACGTGCTTTACCACTTAATTTTTGTAATCCAGATGCTAAATAGAATTGTAAGAATATGATAATATCTATAACCAAAATTGTCATATATATTAATTTTCTCCTTTTTTGTGCCAATAAATAATTAGGTGGTGGATTTAAACTTTCAGTTTCAGCATTTTCACCCTTTGTATATGTTTTACTGTCTAGTGTTATTTGAGTAATAATCGCATATCCAATTAACATAAATGGTATAAACCATAATTCTGGTAAGGCATATGTGAAAGGAATTGTTAGCCACAAACCAATAAATGTTAAGCAATCCATAGTAAAAGTTCCCATACCTGCTATATATCCAAACCATTTACAAGGTAAATTAAAACAATTTACACTAGATAATCGAATTGGGTCTTGTATGAATGCTACAAAATTCAAAGTTAATACAACTACAAATAAAGTCCATCTCACTCCATTATTTAATAATAAACTTTTTATATTATTTAAAATATTCATATTTTTTGTATTTGTTTTGTATTTGTTTTATATTTTTAATTATATATCTATTTTTCTCTTAATAAGAAAAGAGAAAAATATCAAGTTATACTAATAATAACTAAAAATATGGAAAAATCTATAAAACAATTTTCAATATTAACTTTCTTAGTAGCAATTATAGGATTTATTATAGCAGTAGTAGCATTTAATCGTATGTTTGAAGATGGTATGCCTCCTATAATGCACGGAATTTTAGGTATTGCTATGGCAATTCTATTTGTTTATATAATTTATACAGCATCTGGGACTACTATAGAATTAGCAGGATTTGAGTTTGATAAAGGAATGGGTGTATATATTGTAATTATTCTATTTATTTTCTTCGCATTTAGTGGAGGAAATTAGTCATTTTCTATTACTGATATTGGATTATTATCATTATATAAAATTTTATAGAAAAGCCGTATATTTTTTTTACTCATTTTATGCGGTTTCTTAAAAAGTTTGTTTAATTTTGTTTTTTCTTCTACAAAATTTGTATTATCATTTTCTACAAATTCTGGAAATATTACACTACAATCTCCATAATTCATTGATTTCATAGTATTTTTACGTTTAATATCCCATTTCGCATTACAATCTTTCATATAATGCATATTCTTATATTTAGGTTTATTCTTAAAAGGTATTGTTTTAATGTTTGATAAATCTACTCTATCTAGTCCACACCCTATTTTATTATGTAATTCAATATCTTTATTAATACTAGGTTTTTGTATATTTACATTAGGGTTTTGTATATTTGTATTTACGTTGGGTTTTTGTATATTTACATTAGGGTTTTGTATATTTACGTTGGGTTTTTGTATATTTACGTTGGGTTTTTGTATATTTACGTTGGGTTTTTGTATATTTGTATTTACATTGAGTTTTTGTATATTAGGGTTTTGTATTGTATGAGTTATATTTTTATTTGTATTAAATAAAACTTTCTTTGTTTTTCTAGTATTATTATTATTATTAGTATTATTATTAGCATTATTATTAGCATTTCTAATTCTTTGTTGTTGCATGTGTTCCATTTTATCTAATCTTAATTGTTCTTCACGTAATCTATGTATTAAGTTTTTTTCTTTTTGAATATCATTAATAATTTTGGCTTCACTTTGTTGTTTTTGTAATGCTAATATTCTTTTTTTCTTTTCTCGTATTTTAACAAGTTCATTTTCCTTCATTTTCTTTAACATTTGTTTTTTTATTTCCAATTCACTATTAACATTAACATTAACATTAACATTATTTCGCTTTCTAGTTTGTACATTTTGTCTTTGTTGTATTTGATGTTTAATATGATTGCTAGGGTTATTAATATGATTATTGCTAGGCGTATTTCTAATATTATTGTTGCTAATGTTATTGCTAGGATTATTTCTAATGTTATTGCTTCTTACATTATTAATTGATTCTTGATATGATGGTGGATTATGATTTTTTGGAATATATGATTTTTTGTCAAGACCTTTGACATCGCCAATAATATTAATTTGTTTTATTTCAGGTTCTTTTTTAGTAGTAATTGTAGATTGTACATTTTGATACTGCGGATTTTCTATCATTTTCCGTGGTGGCAATATACGTCCTCCACTTAATTTGACAGTATTAGGTTTTGCATTTATTAAAGAATTTAATGAAGGATTTCCTTTTTTTTGTGTATGTTTCAAAATTGATTTTCTAGCCTCTGGTGGAGGTGTATTATCTCCTTTTCTACGTATAAAACGTATATTGTTTCCTGACATTTTTATAATTAACACTTATAGATAATATCAGATATATTATATAATAATTAAACACTAATTAAACAATAATCAAACACTAAAATAATTATGCCTCCAAAGAAAAATGTATATTACGCAATAAAACGCGGTTATCGCACTGGTATATTTAATACTTGGGCTGAATGTGAAGAACTCGTTAAAGGTTTTCCAAATCCAAAATATAAAAAATTTAATAATACAACTGATGCTGAATTTTTCCTGTATGGCACAAATAAGGAATTAGACATTACAACTAAATCCGAACTTACTAGAGGAATTCAATTTGATAAATTCGATTTAAATAACTACCCAAATACACCCAAAGATTGGAATAGATGGGAGAAAACCACTTATATATTTACAGATGGAAGTGGTAAGAATAACAAAACTAGAGTAGGAGTTTATTTTGGTAAGAATTCACTAAATATTAGTGAAACAATTACAAATAGTACTAATAATCGGTGTGAATTATTAGCAATTATGTATGCTTTTAAACTTATATTAAAATTCAAGGCTGAAATACTAGGTTCTGCTGATATTGAGAATATTATTATAGTATCAGATTCCGAATATTGTATTAAATCTATAACTGAATGGATGCTGAATTGGGCGAATAATAGTTGGAAAACCGCTAATAATAAACCAGTTTTAAATGCCGATATGTTTAAAGAAATTGTATTATTAAAAGCAAAACTAAATGTGCATAAAATACCTTGGAAATTAGAACATCAAAATAGTCATCAATCTCCTCCACTAGGTAATGATTTTGGTATGTTTATGTGGAGCGGAAACCAAATTGCAGATTATTTGGCTAAAGACGAAATTTAAAATTGATTTCATCTCAAGATAATATTGATGAAACAAATTAGAATAATATATGAAAATTTACTTTTTACATATTAAATTAATAAATAAGTTTAGTATTATATTGTATTGTATATTATTTAATAAAATCAAAATGACACACCTTTCGAAAGAAGAATTAATTAAACTAATTAAAAAATTGTCATATGATTTTACAAAAATTATAAATAAATCTGAGTTAAATAAGCACAATGATATAAAATTATCAAATAATGGTACTGGAAGTAGATGGTGTAGAAAATATTTTACATATACAGTAATATATGCTAATGGAAAAAATCCGAAAACATATTTAGGAGATAGTGATAAATATAAGGTTCCAACAGATGTATTAGATGATTATTTTACAAATAAGGTAAAAAAGGGTAGAAAAATAATAGGTATTTACATACATTGCGAATTTAATGATACGCATTGTAATCGTACAATACAAAATGATATAAGAATAAAAATAAGGAAACAAAAATGTGAATATTGTGATAGTAAAAGTGATATGGTATGCGACCATAGAAATGACTTATATAATGACCCAAGAGTTTTGAATACTAAAACACAAGATTTAGATGATTTCCAACCATTATGTAATAGTTGTAATTTGCGTAAAAGACAAGTATGTATAGATGAAAAGAAAAATAAAAAGTTATATTCAGCAAAGAATTTATATAAAAACTATGATTTTGAATTTCCTTGGGAAAAAAAAGTTTTTGATATAAAAGATATTAATTGTAAATTAGATACATATTGGTATGATAAAACAGAATTTCAAAGGAAATTGGAATTATATTCAAAATATAGAATTCCTATAAATAAATTAGTTAAACAACATATTAAATTAGTTTCTTAATTTTGTCATAATATTCTTTAGAAATTTCACAACCAGTAAAATTACGTTTAGTATTTTTACAAGCAATTGCGGTTGTTCCAGAACCTAAGAATGTATCCATAATAGTATCATTTGCGTTTGAATGCTTTTTAATTAATTCTTCAAACATTTTAAGATTTTTTTGTGTTGGGTGAAATTTGTTTTTACCACCTTGTATAGGATACATATAAATTCCATTATCATATTTACTATTAAATGTACATTTCCCTACTTTTACAGCAACCAACGCAATTTCTCTACAATTAGTTAGATAATTACATTTACTATTTATAGGCATTGGATTTGTTTTAATCCATTCAATCATTCTTATTTGTTTAAACTTAAATTTCTCTAAAATATCCTTCAATTCTGTAATTTTCCATAAATCAAAGAATATGATTAATGTTCCACCATTCTTTAATTTTTTATAAAATTGTTCAATAAAGTCTTCTAATATTTTTATAGTAAATTTTTTATCCCAATCTCCATAATCTGTCTTTACACAGTATTTTTTCCCATATATACTACCATATTTTAAATAATTATCTTTCTTGTTATCATCAGTTATATTTTGTGTTTTTTTATAGTCATTCCATTCTTTTTCTGTTTTAACAGATTTAATATTATTTGTTTCATTATCTTTAACACTATTATAATGTGTATTCATACCACTTTCTTGAGATATAATATATGGTGGGTCAGTTAATATCAAATTAATAGAATTGTCATCTACTTTTTTAAGAAACTTTAACCCTTCTTTGTTTTTAACATTAATATTTACGCTATCATCAACACTATCATTTACGCTATCATTAACACTATCATCAACAATATCATCAACAATATCATTTACGCTATCATCAACAATATCATTAACACTATCATTAACACTATCAGCCATTTTATATTATTAAAAATAATACTAGATTAAAATTATATAATTAATATTTTAAATTTTTTATAATTTTTATATATAATTAATATGCTGTTAAATTAAAATAGTTTATAATTTCAATTTTAATTAAAACCAATTGTTTGCTACTACACAAGGTCCTACTAAACACATATCTTCACTTAAATGACCTGCCTTTTGTAATATTAAACTAGCAACCTTATTACGACCACTAGCTTCTTTATCATCTAGACTAATAACTTGAGTTGAAAAATAGAACATTGCTGGATTATGTAAAGACCACTTTTTATATAAACTTTTTGAATTTCCACCTAAAAACTTAATTGTTGGTTTTTTTATATCTTCTCCAACTGAATAATTATCTTTCAAATAATCTGTAAACAAATCAGTTATTTGCCTTCTATTTACAGTCTTTTTCTTTTTAATAAAATCCTGAGTTTCTTGTGTAAATGCTATATATTCATAATCCTGTAAATCACTTGTATCATATACACTAGGTTTCATATCCGATAATATAGCATCCTTCTCATTCGAAATAACTCTAACCTTTTCTAATGACCTCTTTGTATCAGTTTCATCTTCAATACCTAGAGTATCATTATTAAGGGTCAATTCCCAATCTGATTTTTCATATAATACTTTTTCATTACCGTCCTGTAATTTACAAGCATCTACAATTGCTTTCTTTAAATCGCCACGATGTTTGGTCATAAGTATTTTGGAATGTTCTTCTGATATTACTAATTGACGCATTAAAAGGTCAATGTCATTTTGAGTTGTTATATATTTTTCTGATGACATAATCTACTTTTTATAATAATATTTATAATAAGATTTAATAAATGATTTAATATTAAAATTTAATAAAATTTACTAAATTTAGACGACATTAAATTAATAAAATTTAATACATAAGAGAATATATATAATAAATTATATTAATATTTAAATTTATTTTTATCAAAATGGCAGACTTTACAAAAAAATTCGGGAATATTGTAAATTTATTCCAATCTAGTAAGAATTCATTAAATAAGTGTATGGATATATGTTCCAAAGAATTGGAAGAATTATTTGATAATTATGAGAATTTAATCTCTATACAAGAAACAAATAGAGTATTAAAAGAAGAACTTATCCAAAAAGATACTATTATAAATAATTTATTGGCAAAGGATAATAATTTTAATAATGTATCTATGTTAAAAAAGCAAGATAAACAGATATGTGATTTAACTAATCAAGTTGCAATATTGGAAAAACAAATAAAGTATTATAAAGACCTATCACAAACTAATTCTGAACTAAATGACACAATAGAACTATATGTTAATAATCAGATTGACGCTTCTTCTGAAATATTAAATGTAAATGAAGATAAATATGAAGAACCATTAAATGCCGAGGATAATATTAGTATCAAGGTAGAAGAACCTAGTACAAACGAAAATAAATCTAAAAAGCCAAATAAAGAGGAGAAATCTACAAAGAAAGAGAAATCTACTACAAAGAAAGAGAAATCCACTACAAAGAAAGAGAAATCCACAAAAAAAGAGAAATCTACACCAGTAAATGATACTATGGTAGAGAATAATACAGATACAACTGATATTTCTTCTAAATTAACACTAGAGGAAGAAGAAGATTTAGATATTTTTGAAGATGTTGAAGGAACAGAATATTATATACATCATTCTAGTAATCGTATTTTCACAATTCTTGATAAAGAGGGAAATATAGGTGATTTAGTAGGTATTATGAAAAATGGAAAATTTGAAAAATTTAATAACTAGATTTTTATTTATTATTTTTAAATAAATTATTATTGTTTTTGTTATTATTGTTTTTAGTTAAGTTATTACCATTGTTTTTAGTTAGGTTATTACCATTGTTTTTAAATAAATTATTATTGTTTTTATTGTTATTGTTATTGTTATTATTAACATTGTTTTTAGTTAGGTTATTAGAATTGTTGTTTAGGTTATTAGAATTGTTGTTTAGGTTATTAGAATTGTTGTTTAGGTTATTAGAATTGTTGTTTAGGTTATTAGAATTGTTGTTTAGGTTATTAGAATTGTTGTTTAGGTTATTACCATTGTTGTTTAGGTTATTAGAATTGTTGTTTAGGTTATTAGAATTGTTGTTTAGGTTATTAGAATTGTTGTTTAGGTTATTACCATTGTTGTTTAGGTTATTAGAATTGTTGTTTAGGTTATTAGAATTGTTGTTATCATTACTAAAGTATTCAACAGCATAATAGATGATGATTAATAAAATTACAAATCCAATTACAATACCAATAATCATAAAAGCAAATTCTACTTTTGACATACCAGCAATTTCGTCATCGCTATCAGCTTCTACCATTGTTGGTTTAACATCATTTTTCTGTAGTAATTTATCTGCTTCTGCTTGTGGAAGTTTATAATCAACGATGATATTGTCAATATTATTATTTGACTTATTATTTAGTTGATTTGATGTAATTTCAGTTAAGGAATTTGAATTTTTGTCGTGATAATATAATTTACCATTTTCGCCAATTCTTAAATCTGGTTCCCCATCTACATATAATGCCTTAATTACATCATCGACAAGGTTGCTTTTGTTATTAGTAGGTTGGTTATTATTACGTTGGTTGTTAGCAGGTTGGTTATTATTACGTTGGTTATTATTACGTTGGTTATTATTACGTTGGTTGTTAGCAGGTTGGTTATTATTACGTTGGTTGTTAGCAGGTTGGTTATTATAGATATTATCAGGATTATATGTAATATTATTATTGGTATATTCAAGTGGTTTGTTATTTCTAGTTTTATGAGATTCAAGTCTGTATTTACCTTGTTCTACACATAGTCTATCGTCATTAGTATAATCACCATCAGCAAATCTTCTATTTTGTGATGGATTAATTAAATCGCAAACATCACTTGGACAATCATCTTTACCATATTGCCCACAATTATTAGTATCTTCAAAACTTTCTTTATGTTCTCCTAGTAAAATAGTAGAAACATCGCCCTTCATATTGGGGGAGATTTGGTCTCTAACATCAGGGGACATAGAACCTATAATTTTTGACAATACAGTATTAACTCTATCCATTTGTTTAAGTTCATTAGTTTCATTAAGTAGAACTTCGACAAGTGTTGCTTGTGAGAGTTCTGCGTGTTGGATTGTTGGGTTTTCTAAACCTAGTAGTAATAGAACATTAATGTTATTTGTTTCTCCTTTTTTAGCACGTAAAATAGAATTTATGATGTTTTTTATAATCTTTGCGTCAGTCATATCTTTTTCATTACGAAGGCGAACAGATACATCTTTGTAGAAAAACCCTACTTTTTGAAGGTCATCTTCATTAATTACCATTAAGCATTTTGGTATTAAATCTTCAATTCTAGTGGTATTCATTATTAAATTTATTTCTTGTTATAATTTTATATTATCATATTACTAGAAAAAATAACAAAACATAATAAAACATAAAAAATTTATTCATATTCCTTTTGACATATAGGACACTTCTTGTTTTCACTAAACCAATTATTACAACAATCGCTACAAAATGTATGCTTACAACTATTCATTTCAAGAAAACGTGTTTTGTCTTCACGACAAATAATACATTCGTTGGTTAAGTTAGAACTATATAAATGTATTGTTGATATTTTTGATAAATCTTTTACACCTACTTTAACATCACCCAATTCTGCTGTTAAGTTTCGCAAATAATCATATGTACCTGAACTATTATCAAAATGAGTAGTGGGTAATAGTTGCACTAATGTATTATATCTATTACTAGCAGTATTATTTACATCATTTTCTATATTATTATATTGAATATTATATGTGGTATTAGAAAATTCAGTTAATATATTACGAATTGCTGGAGATTCAACTTGTGGAGGCATAATATAGTTAGGATTGCTAAAGAATTGATTTGTTGCTATCTCATCTACAGAACTTGTGCTTGAACCGTTAGAATTTGTATCGCTATTCTCATCTTCATTTAATGTATCTATATTATTATAAGATATATCTTCACGTATTACATTTCTAGATGAACTAGATGTAAGATGATTACTACTTAACGTTTCACTTAAGCTTCTATTCGAAATTTCAATATTATTAGTTATATCTCGTATATCATTAATAATTTGTACTAAGTCGGATGTGTTATTGTATCTATTACAATGTTGTCTAACGTGTTGGTTATATTCAGAAAATTGGACTAATTCATCACATACATCACACGGAACAAATTCATATTTATTTTCAAATTCTTTTTTTTGGATTTCTATATTTTCCATTTATTATTCTTATTATTTTTTGATTGGTATATAATCCTGATTTAGGATTTATTATTAAAAAATAATGCGAAAATAAATTAAGAGCAGGTATCTACTAATTTGTCATATGCCATTTCAATGTTATCATAATTATCCAGTAGAATTTTCTGTACTTCGGCAGGTGTTAATTTTTTATTATAAATGAAATTTTTTAATTTGAAATCTGGCATTTCATAAAAAAATTTCATCATATCTTCAATCATCACCAAATCACAATATCCAACTTTAATATTAATATCAATTCTTCCTGGTCTAATTAATGCTTTATCCAACTTCTCTGGTCTATTTGTAGTAATAATTAAAATACGTCCAGGTGTTTCTAACACACCGTCCAATAAATTTAACAAGAAACTTAATGATAATTTTTCACTTGATTCAACTTTAGTCTCCTTTTTATTAGCAGGTTTCTTATTATTTAATATTGGCATACCACCCATATCCATATCCATATTATTATTTTCAATTTCTTCCATATCATCTAAAATCTCACATACCTCTTCTTCTGTAATTTCTACACTATCTATTTCAGCATTAGTTGGTTCTCTCCTACTATTATCATTATATAACATATCCAATGGGGTTCCTACCATATCATTCATCATTCCAACTGGACCACTTGCCATCATGGAAGTAGTATTATTTTGGCTCTGATGCATTTCACGCCATTTTCTCTCTTTTAATTCCCTAATGACTTTCTTCTTTCTAGCCTCATATTTACTCTTCCTTTCATAAACAATATCAGTTAAACAATCTATATCCTCTATCACATAAATTCTTTTATTCAAAGGAATATTAAGAACTTCCGTTTTGTTATCGGTTAATATATTGATATTTGTATCGAAAAACAAAGATTTCAACTGTGATTGAGTAGTAGTCTCTCTAAGTGAGATATTAATAATGTGTCGATTGGAATCATTTGCCAATGCTTTAATCAACGATGTTTTACCTGTTCCAGGTGGTCCGTGAAGCATAATACCCAATGTATATGGAATACCTCTCTCTTGATACCATTCTGGTTTATTACAAAACATATCAAATCTCCTCTTAACTACATCTAGATGTTTCCCAAAAACATTACTCATAGACTTATTTGTATTAAATGCTACTTTGTCAAATTGTAAATTCTTAGGTGCTTGGTCCCACCTATATCCGCCACCCATCTCTTTCATTAATGTTATTGCCTTTTCGTCAAAATAATACTGTTGTTTTCCCAACTTATTAGTTTGTTCAATCATATAATCATTTTTAATTTTATCAATAAATTCTCTAATGTATTCAATATCTTTTGTATAAGAATATATTTCAAATGTATATCTCTCCAATTCTCCTTTATTATTCTTTTTATAGTTTATTACCTTACAATATAAATCATTTCCTACACAGAATTCTTCCTGATTAGTTACGAAATATTCCATATCATATACTAGTTCTTTACTAGAACTGAGCAATGACATATACTGAGTAAATGCTATTATTACTATATCATTTGTCTTGTCTGAATGTCTTTCGAATAAAATAGAACCTTTCTTATCCATACCAATACCATCATTTCTACTAAAATTTAGTGTATTATTTGTCATATTATTTGTCATATT